CAAGATGTGGACCAGCATCAGATTTCTGGTCCCCCTAGCCAGGATGTGGCTAAGACACGCTTTGACTTTGAAGTTCAGAAGTGTTCTTCCCATTGTTTTGGATGTGTCATTCAGGCAGAACCTGAGGAGATTCCAACAACTAGTAGTGCAGGAGGTGGTGTGACTGAGAGTCAGACAACCACTTTTGCAGATGAAGTTGCAGGAGTCACTATTGGTGAGCCTACAGTTTGCAATCAGTATGAGATTGAGGATAGTGTTACCTCAGCTGGTTTAGAGAACTTTTTGGAGCGTCCTGTGCGGATTGCTTCGTTTACCTGGAATGAGAGTGATGCAACAGGTACAACTACAACATTTTCCCCTTGGCACTTGTTCTTTAATAACACTCAGATCAAGTATAAGTTGAACAACTACGCTTTCTTGCGATGTAATCTAAAGGTTAAGATTATCGTGAATGCGTCCCCGTTCTACTTTGGTGCAATGCGCGCCTGCTATCAACCTTTACCAGCTTTCAAAAGTAATACTATTGTTAATGATGCGTCTGGTTCGTTGTCGCACTTGATCCCGTACTCCCAACAACCTGGTGTGTGGATTTACCCAGCACACAGTGAGGGTGGCGAGATGATATTGCCTTTCTTCTATCCAAAGAATTTCTTGCGAGTCGGAGTGGCTCAAGATTTCACGGACATGGGAACCCTACGTATGATCACATACACACCGCTTGACAGTGCTAATGGTGCTACTGGTCAGGGTGTGTCTGTTCAAATTTATGCGTGGGCTGAAGATGTTGTGCTGGCAGGACCAACGTTGGGTCTTGCTATGCAAGCACGAGACGAATATGGAATGGGACCAGTTTCAGGACCTGCATCGACCGTGGCGCGTTACGCTGGGTTGGTTAAAGGTATTCCTATAATTGGTAAGTTTGCTACAGCAACTGAGATGGGAGCAAATGCTATTGCAGGTATAGCCAAGTTGTTTGGTTTTACTAACGTCCCAGTGATTGATCCTACGGCACCATTTCGCCCAGGAGCATTCCCTCAGTTAGCGAGTTCTGAGATTGGTTTCCCGATCGAGAAGCTCACTATCGACGCAAAGAATGAACTCACCATTGACCCTACATCTGTTGGTCTACCTCCTCATGACGAGTTGGCCACAGAGTATTTGGTTAAGCGTGATTCTCTCCTAGCGCGAGCGTCGTGGTTGACATCTAGTCCGGTTGATACACCTTTGTTTACATCGCGTGTGACCCCGTTCATGTTCACCAATAACAACGCCACAACTCAACAGTTGTACTTTACCCCAATGGGCATGGTATCAAATTTGTTCAATAACTGGCGTGGAGATCTGATTTTCACGTTTAAGGTTGTTGCATCACCGTATCATAAAGGACGTATTCGTATATCCTATGACCCATACTCATCAACAGTGCAGACGACAGGGGATGTCGGTTCTTCATTGTTCAACACCATCTTAGATATCGGTTCTGAAACCGAAGTCGAGGTGCGTGTGCCATATCAACAGGCTTTAGCTTGGATGCGAGTGAACACTTCGTTTAATACTTCCAATATTCCGTTTTCTACGTCTACGACCCCAACGTTGACAAACACTGATGTGTATGATAACGGTATGATTTCGATGAAAGTCCTTACCTTGCTAACAGCACCGGTGGCCACTTCGACAGTGTCCATTTTGGTGTTTGTGCGGGGCGCTGACAATGTCGAATTTGCCAACCCTGTTGATCCCGGTCAAACTTTTACACCTTTTCAGGTCCAGGCTCAGCCTGAGACCGCAGATGGGGTGCAGCATGTTTCGACTGGAGAGGTCTCGGAGATTGTACTCTTGGATCGAAATCGAGTGAATTTCGGAGAGTGTGTGAAGTCGTTGCGACCTTTGTTACGACGTTCTAACTACTCTGAGACTTTTCTCAACACTGGCACTAGCACAAATGCTATTGGTGTTACTCAGTGGTCAATGACCAGGTGGAATCCCTACTATGGTTATGATCCGAATGGAGTGAACTCTGCTAAAGGTACAATCGTGCCAGGAAGCAATTTCAACTTCAATTACACGAAAAACTTACCCTACAACTGGGTCGCTAACTGTTATGTTGGACAGAGAGGTGCGGGGCACCTTCATTTCAACGTTAATCAGGATGGACCAGCTGGATCAGTATTAATTACTCGTGTAAACAACGCTGAGGGGTACACAGCGCAATCTGTCGGCTCAGCAGCTGCAGGAACTGTCTCCAATAATGCTCGGGCGTACGTGACGACTCGAAAGAACACAGCAGGTGGCTGTGCGCTTACGAACCAGATCACACAGTCCGGATTGTCTGTGAGTGTTCCAAATTATACAGCTTATAAGTTTGAGAGTACTGAACCGGGTAATTGTACCAAGCCTCCTTTGGCTGGAACTACTGCCTATGACGGCTCTTCTTCTGAGTGTGTAACATTGCAGGTCGATTGGGATGGAACGACGACAGCGAGTACGGATACTCTCCGTATTCATAAATTTATTTCAGTTGGCACGGATTTTAACTTGTTTTTCTTCCTCAATGTGCCCACTTGGTATAGATTAACGTCGTATCCCACGGCAAACTAAATCCACGAGAGTGGTCGTCTCCCCCAGACGTTAAGAGGGGGGCCCCCAGCTATCTTAGGGCGTGTAAGAAAGCGGCAGAGCGTATGTACTACGACTGCGACCCGTTCTTTTGAACGTGAGGTGAATAGAAATACACCCGCGGATAACAACCGCGAAACAAATCAAATTCCATGCGACGTGCCGCATGGGGCGTTCTTTTCTTTTAAGGAACGCCGAAAGCCCGAAGGTTTTACGAGATTATATGTGATTGTAGATTCCCCCTTCGGGGGTTTCTAAATTTGCATTGATCTTACTTTTACTTCGGTGGTTTTCAT